GTGCGTGCGAGCGCGCGCGCGCTCGCACGCACGCACGTTCGATCGCGCGCCGGGCCAGCCCGAAAGCGCTCCCGCAGGGCAAAACGCCTTATAGGGCTTTTCGCCCCGGGTGCGCCGGAATTCGAAACCCAAGTTTTTAGCTCGAAAGTTTTTTGCCTTATAGGCCCGAATACACTCGGCCCGCGCCGAGCCGAAAGCTGGAAATCTCAATCCCCAGCAAACCGAATTTCCCGAACCCGTCATTTGACAGACAGCGCCGCAAATGCTATCCCACCACCCGAGGATCAATCCGCCAAACATCTCGATCCGCTGGCGATTTAAGTCACTTACAGCAGCTTACAACACCAAGTTGTCCCTCGTAAGCGGCTTTCCTCAACGAAATCAAAGCCCACTTACAGCTTACGACGCTTACGAGGAAAAATCCCCTCGCGTACGCGCGCACGCGCGCGCCCGAAGGCCACGTTGTCTGACGGCCTATCCCTTCTCCCCCTCTATATATTAAATTATTCTCGTAAGTGTCGTAAGTTGTAAGTTAATATTGATATCTTTAACAAAAGTCCCTTACGTGGGACAACTTAGCCTCGTAAGCTGCTGTAAGCGACAACATCACACTAAGACAACATAAGACGCGTCAATATCCCCACTTGACGCCGTCTTGAAAGTCTGTCACAGTGTGTTCATGTCATCCGCAGATCTCAACCCACGCACTCAAATTCTTTCGATAGATCCGGGAGTTAATGGTGCCTACGCGATCATCGGCTTCGACGGCAAAGTAGTCGAAACCGACGAACTCCCGAGGTTCGCCAAGCTGGTGAACGGCGTGGCGTTCGCCGCCAAGCTGCAATCTCTACGTCCCGAGCGCGTGGTGATCGAGAAAGTCGGAGCGATGCCCGGGCAGGGCGTTTCAAGCACGTTCACCTTCGGCGCGGCATACGGAGTGTGTATAGGTGTCGCATGTGGTTACGGCGCACCCATCTCGTATATCACGCCCGCTAGGTGGAAAGCGCACTTTCGCCTGCTGGGCAAAGACAAAGACGCGGCTCGCGAGCTTGCGATCCGGCTTTATCCCGAGGCGCATCCCGCGCTTGGCCTGAAAAAGCATGTCGGACGCGCCGACGCGATCTTGCTGGCGAGGTTCTCTCTGGACATCGACAAAGGCGCAAGTTTCACGTGAAACAGCAATGACTGACAGGTGGATCTGCCTTGAGTGCCGATTTATTGGCCGCCTTGAAGAGTTCGACAGCGCTCCAGACCCTCACGGAGATCTGGTGTGGATCGTATGCCCACATTGTTGGGTTCCCGATCACGTCACGTCGGCCTGCGACGAACCCGGCTGCGACCGAGAGGGAACCTGCGGTTTTCCCACTAACACCGGCTATCGCCGCACCTGCTTCGAACATTCCAGCTTCAACCGGAGAAAGCACAATGAACAAGCCTGCTAACTATGTGCCGCGTTTCAGAAGCCATCGGCTGACCTTCAAGACCAAGCTGGCGATCCTGCGCGCCGTCAGCGCGCATAGCGAAAAAGACCCGCCCGACGCGGCTCCCGAAGACGCCATCTGTCAGTACGCGCCCGGCTGGAACGACCGACGCATCATGTTGGAGTTCAACATTGCGCACCCTGAAATCACCGTCACCCTCGATCATGTCGAGCACGTGCGTCTGGCCGATATCGGCAGACTGCCTCCATCCGTCAATTCCGGGGCTGGCCGTGGCTATGCGATCTATCGTCCCGAACTGGACGAGCACCTCAGGCTGATCGACGCCCTGTCGGCGCGGGTTGCCGTGCTTGAGGAACTGCTGATCAACCACAAGGAAGCGGTATGAGCGCTGACATGAAGCTGATCAAGGATCTGGAAAAGGTCATTGGCGGCAAGCCCATCGAAGACATTGCGCCGCTGCTCGTGGTCGCGGTCGCCCGCATGCTGGTGATCGACGCCGGAGGCGACAGCGCCAAGATGGGCTTTCTGCTCGCCAAGTTTCTCAGGCTTCTGACTGACACCATCGAGGAGATGTTCAACGATCCGAACGAGGGGAGGTTGCATTGAGGGAAGACACCTGCGCCAACTGCGGCGCGACCATCTATTTGGTCAAAGTCGGCGAGATGACCTATCGCTGGGTGGCTGACCCCGACAAGCCCGACGATTGGCGCTGCACGAACGATCCCAACCACCCTTTGACCCCGCGACGCACGCATGCGCCCGTGTCTGGACGAGAAAGCCATCGATGACCGCGAAGCGCGAGCGCCTGTGCGCTTATGGCGACTGCCATGAAACTACTGTCTTGATTTCATTGAACTATCGGAACGAAGAACGTCCAACGTTCTGCTGCGAAGCCCACGCCATCAAATGGCTGCAATATCGACAGGCGATCCACGAGCGCAATCGCACTGTCGAGCACAAGGTGTTCACGTGAACCCCGAGCTTCAACTTATGCCGTTCCAGAAGACCGGCTCGGACCTGCTGGCCCGCAGCGCGCGCATGCTCTTGGTGTGGGAGCCGGGCGTCGGCAAGACGCCCACGGCGGTCCGGGCGTGCCTGAAAGCCAACGCCCGGCGCATTCTCGTGTTTTGTCCGCCCATTGGAATAGGCGTCTGGCGCAAACACTTCGAGGATTGGTCGGGCTATCAGCCCATCTGGACGATGGACGCAGGCTACGCCCAGCGCCCCTACGGCTTTGTCGAGGGCAGGGGGGTTCGCATCATCCCGTATTCCCGCACCCGGCCCGACACCGCGATCATGCGGGCGACGATGCACGAACGCTGGGACGTGGTGATCATAGACGAGGGGCATTATCTCAAGACCGCCAGCGCCCAGCGCACCCGGGCGGTCTACGGGCCTAAGATCGATCTCGCTGGATCGCCGCTCAGAGACGCCAAACACATCTGGGTTCTGACCGGCACGCCTATCCTGAACCATCCGGCTGAGTTCTGGACCCACCTGCACGCGCTCGCGCCGGAGGTCTTGATCTTCGCCCCGCCGGTCGGCGTGATGAACGAAGACTTTTTCATTCGCCAGTATTGCGTGACCGCGAACACGCCCTACGGCGTGCGCATTCTGGGCGGCCGAAACACGTCGGATCTGGCCCAGCGGATCAAGCCGGTGATCGACCGCAAGCGGATCAAGGACGTGATCTTGGATCTGCCTGATCTGCGCATTGTCGAGCACCCTTTGCCCGCAGACACCAGCATAGAGAGCACGTTGCGCGACGCGCTCAACGACGCGATGGGTGAATTCGGCTTCGACAAAGCCGAGCTTGAGCAGATTGACGACGACCAGTTGCTGGCGACGATCCAAGCGGGCGGCGTGGCTTTCTCCACCGTCCGTCGGCTCATTGGAAGAGCCAAGGTCAAGCCGGTCGCGGAGATGGTCAGCAACATGCTGGACGACGGCGCGGACGACAAGGTGATCGTATTCGCGCACCACCGCGAAGTCATTCGTGATTTGGCCATCGAGCTAAAGCTCTATTCGCCATTGGTCATTACCGGGGCGACGTTGCAGAGTGCGCGCGAGAACGCGATCAACGATTTCCAGACCAACCTGAAATCACGGCTGATCATCCTCGCCATCGAGGCCGCAGGCGAAGTGATCACGCTGCATGCCAGCCACAACGTGGTGATCATGGAGCCGTCGCCGGTTCCAGCCAAGAACCATCAGGCCATCGCCCGCGCCCATCGTAAGGGGCAAAAACACCCTGTTCTGGCGCGCTTCGTCCTGTTGCCGGGCACCCTCGACGCCCGACTTATGACGATCATCGCCCGCAAAACCCGCGACATCGCGAAAATCGTGGATTTCGATCTTGTGGCGGTAAAACCCGAGTTAGCGCCACATACAGGGCTTGACTTTCCCGACGATATTGATACGATTTAACACAGGAGAAGACTACAAATGACTAAAGTATGTGTCACATTCGAAGGCGATGATTGGTACGAGGTGACATCGCATATGTGCGATGTGCTGGGGCTGGATCGTCTTCCCAGCGGCATGCCTTCTGCTCGGACGACAGCAAAGTCGGAGCCGGAGCCGGAGCCGGAGCCGGAGCCGGAGCCAAGAAAGTCTGCCCGCTCGCATAAGTCCAAGCCTGCGCTCGTAGCCACGTCGCCGGTCGAAAAAGAGCCCGAGCCGGTGACGACGGCAACGCCAGCGCCAGCCGCGCGCACCATGCCGCCTCTCGACGTGCTCAAGCAGGCTGTCACCACCGCCGTGCGCGCCGCGCAAAAGAGCGAAGGCCCGAAAACGATCCTCGAAATGCTGCCCCTGTTCAAGAAAGAAACGG